CGCAACCACTATTGCGTGTTATGACCTGGTGAAGGGGATTAGTGCGGTAAATCCGCCGCCTCTGGGCCTGCCGCTGGGCCAGCGTGTCTCAGAGGCTACTCTCACCTTCTACAAGGGGTGGTGGGAACAGCACCCATTTCCTACAGATGTTCAGGTGGGGGAGGGGGAGGGATTCCTTGCTGGACGCGATGCAGATGTCCTCGAGATTCCTCCGCAGCAGATCATTGTTGCCTTTAGCCATGGTGCAAACACAAGCAGCCGCCGCATTCCCTCGGGTGCCGAGGTAAAGCCGGGTTGTTTTTGGGGATTCCCCAAGGAGTTCCTTATCTTTGTTCATGGACTTGTCGGAGTGAAGGTAGTTGAGGAGTGATGTCGAGTTCCTTAGCGGGTAGGCTTCGCCTCCATCGTCGACCTGGTGTCCTTCGCGTCCATCGTCGGCCTTGTCTGCTTAGGGGGCAACGACGGCCTCGGCATCTTCTGAAATCCCTCTCTCATCCCCATTCCACGAGTCATATTAGAAACTGTTTTATTTGTAAAGTGCCACACCACTGTAAAGAGCAGGGCATGGACCGCCAGCACAACCATCCTCTTTCCACCACTAGGAAGAGTAATGAGAACGCCGGGAACAAACGCAACAAAGAGGGCGGCAAGATAGAGACTAGCAAAAATATTCATTCTACTATGGATGACTATTTTTGGTAGTTTATCATATTGTGCTAAACTATGTCAACCCCTCAACTACATCACCCTACTGTTATTCATCCCATTGCTATTCATGCCATTGCTATTCACGCCATTGCTATTCATGCCATTGTTATTCATGCCGTTGTTTACAACACCGTTATTGCTAGTATTGTTCATCCCATTATTCATGTTATTCTGGAAACTCTCCACCGCCATGCGGCGCACGATCTTGTTGGTGAAGTGCCACACGACCATAAACAGAACAGCATGGACGGCGATCACAGTGTACTTGTTGCCCCCCTTGGGCAGAGTCACCAGGACGCCGGGTGTTAATGCAACAAAAAGCGCAGCCAGATATAAACTCATAAGGACGTTCATTGTATATTCATCACTTAGAATTAAAACAGTTCCATTATTGTTACGATAAGAACAGCATGGAGAAACGCCGCAACAGTCGATGTCTTGCCAGACATAAACAGTCCTCCGCGCGCAGGAGGGATAGTCAGGAGTACGCCGGGAGACAGCACAAAGATTAACAGTATAAGAAAAAACACACCATAGAACCAATCAGAAGATTTCGCATCTTGAAACCCATCGCTATATCTGCGCTTCCCACCCCTCTCCTCGTGGCGCTTCCCACCCCTCTCCTCGTGGCGTTCCTCGTGGCGTTCCTCATGGCGTCCCTCATGGCGTCCCTCATGGCGTTTAGCACCAATAACCTCTTTTATACGGGCGCCTATCACATGCGAAACACTCTTCTTGGGCATTTGTTATACTCTATAGTGTTTTTTACGACGAGCAGAAGAGGCAGCCCTCACCCTTTTCTGCCGCCTCCTTGGCCTTCCGCACTTCCTCCTCATACTCCTTTGAGAGTCGCTCGAGCTTCTGCTGACGTGTCTCAGGGGGTGGGGGCGGCGCTGATTCCTCATCCGAGTCCGTATCATAGGCCTCATCAGGAAGAACAGCCGTAGTTGCAACGGTACTCTGATGCTCGAGCGCGGCGAGAAGGCGCGGGTCGACCGTAAACTGCTGCGCGGCCACCGGCGCCTTTGTCCTAAGATAATAACAGCCCGTCTTGAGGCCTGTCTTCCACGCATAGAAATGCATGGACGTCAACTTACTAATCGTAGGGTCGGCCATGAAGAGATTGAGCGACTGGCTCTGGCAGATGAATGCGCCGCGCCCCGCTGCCATATCGATCAGTGTCTTCTGGGGAATCTCCCATGCCGTCTTATAGCGCGCCTGGACCTCCTCGGGAATGCCAGGAATCCCCTGGATAGAGCCCTTGCGCATCACAATCGCCTGCTTCATTCCCTCTGTCCACAGGCCTAGGCCAAGCAGCTCCT